TTCTGGTGCTTTTCCCAGTCGGGGGGCGGCACCAGAAAGGGTGTTCTAAAGGGTTGACGGGGGTCGTAACTACTCTGAAACGAGGTGAAACAGGTGTCCAACACACCAAAACGACGCCGAAAGCCGGCTCAAACGGTTGAGGACCGAGAGAACGAGCTCGTCAAGAGCGCCACAGACCTCGCAGCTCAGCAATTGCGTGACGGCACGGCATCGCCATCAGTCATCACACACTTCTTACGCTTGGGTTCCGTTCGTGAACAACTCGAACGACGCAAGTTGCTGAAGGAGAACGAGATGATGGATGTGAAGATGGCTGCCATTGAAGCTAGCGAACGCCGTGAACAGGAGTACGCAGAGGCTATCAACGCTCTCCGAAGGTATAAAGGTGAAACCCTCGAATAACTCCCCCAAGACATACCACGAGATGCTCCAATACATGACTCTCGAAGATCGTATTCGGTATCTTCGTCTTGGGGGTGCCGTGAGTCATGCCACCTTCGGCGGAAAGCGGATGGCTAACCAAGACTTCTACAAGTCACGTGAGTGGGCACAAGCCCGTAATCATGTGATCTCACGGGATAATGGCTGCGATTTGGCTCTGTCCGACTACCCAATCTTGGATCGGGTACTGGTACACCACATAGTGCCAATAACCATGCAAGATTTGGCGGAAGGTTCAGACAAACTACTAGATCCTGAAAACCTGGTGTGCGTATCTCACAATACGCATAACCTCATCCACTACGGAACTGAGGATACCACACCAAGGGAGTACCAGGAACGAAAACCGGGTGACACAAAACTCTGGTGAAAGGAGAAAACATGACCCGACGAACCCCAGAACAATACGATTGGGGTACACTTGAATTTGATGAAACACTACTAGATTTACATTACACCCCGCATGGTTTCCGAACGATTAAGTTTACAGTCATTCATCACATGACTGTCGTTGACCGAGATGGAAACGGACCGGATACCCTAGATGCTTGCTTCAATATCTGGCAAGATCGAGAAGCTTCTGCACATTACGGTGTGGACCATGACAAGGTTCGTCAGTATGTGTACGATTCCGATATTGCTTGGGCTACTGCTAATGCAAATGGCAACAACCATGGTATCTCTATTGAGCATGCTAATAGCACAGGCGCCCCAGATTGGCGTGTCGATCCTGAAACGATGGAGACCGGTGCAAAACTCGTTGCCCACCTCCACAAGTTCTACCGACTCGGCCGACCCGAAATCGGAGTGAACGTTTTCCGCCATATGGACTTCTTCGCTACCGGTTGCCCCGGTCCGTTCCTTGGCGGAAGCCAGTATCACAACTACGTCAACCGTGCTGCTCAGATCTACGATGAGATCACCGGTGCAAAACCCGCTGGTCCAGTTCCACTACCTACCCCGAAGGTTCGCCCTTCGCAAGACGAGGTAGTCAACATGGTGATCCGAGGCCAATACGGTAACGGCGCAGAACGGTTCCAACGGTTGGAGCGTGAGGGGTGGGACCCGCTGGAGATTCAGCGGATCGTGAACGAACGGCTGTCGTGATGGGTAGCGCTTTACAAGACGTGAAGAAACTCCTCAACGTTCCTTTAGACAACACGGACTTCGACGTGGACATCAAAAGCTTGATGAACTCCTCACTGGCTGTGGTGTTCCAAGTTTGTCCGGCTATCAAGAAGTCGAGTCCAGTTGTCACGGGGGCTGAGGAGTGGTCCGATCTGTACGACATCGACGAGCCCAAAATTACGACACCGCGAAACATCATCGCAAGTCTCATCGAGACGTTTGTGACTATGGATGCTCGGTTGAAGTTTGACCCGTCGATTAACACAGCTGTGAAAGAGGCCCATCAAGCTTGCCGAGATGAAATGATATGGAGGTTAAGTGTTGTTTGAGTTAACACCCCAGCGCCACGACGAACTTTACCACTACGGTGTTCCTGGTATGCGCCGAGGGGTCCGCAAAGCTCGACCGCGAAGTGGTATGCCGAGGGACAGTGTTGGTGTCGATTGGCGTGGACGACCGGTGACACCTCGTACCCATGATCTGTATTACCATCCGGGTACTGGTCAGTTTGTTGCAAAACGTAAGTTGACGAAGAAGCAGAAGATGCTTCGGTATGGTGCGAAAGCTGCTATTGGTGCAGCCACTGGTGCTCTTGCCTATCAAACCATGCGGCTGAACGCTCGACATAGTAACGACTACACACCCGAACTTTACCACTATGGGGTGAAGGGTATGCGTCGTGGCGTTCGTAAAGATCGTCGACTGGGTAAGAAGAAACGTAAGAAGTGGCGTGACCTGACAATTCAACAGCGTCACGACATCATTCAGAAACATGTCCGTCGAGCTAAACTTGCTTATAATGTCGGTTCAGTTGCTGTTCCTTTAGCCACAAGCGCCGCTCTCCTCGGGTATGCTCACTACAGGGGTAAGAAACTTAAAGAATACAAGCAGAAATTTGGCGGTAAGCGAATGATGGATGCCACAGAGCATCTTAAGACTCCATTCACTGACGTGTCACCCAAGATTCCGAAGAACTGGCGTTCCGGAGTTTCCAATAAACGGAAGGTCTATAATGTGACCACCTTACACTCTGATAACCATACGCCTGAACTTTACCACTATGGTATTAAGGGTATGAAGTGGGGTCGACGCAAGGGTTTTCGTCTTCGTAAGAAACCACCAGTCCGGTCCAAAGAACGAAAACATTCTGATGCTCTAGCTGGCAAGGTGAAGAAGACTGGCGTCACTTCACTTTCCAACAAAGAGCTTCAGACGCTGACCCGCCGAATGCAATTGGAGAACGACTATCGACGAACCGCAGACAACCCCTACAAGACCCGAGCTCGACGCAAGGGTGAAGAAATGCTGTGGAAGGGTGCTGGTGCCGTGGGCGGCATTGCTCTTGGCACATTCGGTACAATCGCAGCTCAAAACCTGAAGAGCAAAGACCACAAGAAACGTGTCGCTGCTGGTTTGAAGGTTGCTAAAGCTGTGACTGGGTGGTAACAGATGGCTCTATCGAACACAGCCACTCCGAAGTATTACGGCATTTTCCGTGAGAAAGTACTTCGGGGTGAGATTCCGGTTTGTAAAGAAATCTCTATGGAGATGAACCGAATCGACGCACTCATTGCAGACCCAAAGTATTACTACGATGATAATGCTATTGACGGTTTTATCGAGTTCGTCGAATCTGAGATGACTCTTACTGATGGTTCTGATGTGTTCGTCATGGACTCGTTCAAACTCTGGGCTGAACAATTGTTCGGTTGGTACATCTTTGTCGATCGGTCGGTGTATGTCCCTCGTCCGGGGAATCGTGGGGGTCGGTATGTTCGCAAGCGTGTGAAGAAGCGTCTTACGAACAAACAATACATCATCGTGGCTCGTGGTGCCGCCAAGTCGATGTACGCTTCGTATCTACAAGCGTATTTCCTCACGGTAGACACCACGACTACGCACCAGATTATTGTGGCCCCCACGATGCCGTTGGCAACTGAAACTATCCAACCAATCAAGACTGCAATGATCCGTTCTAAAGGGCCATTGTTTAAATTCCTTTGTATGGCTGGTTTCACGCCTCAAGCAGCGGGTCGAAAAGCCGAGAAGAATAAACTCGCCCCTACCAAACGTGGCATCGAGAATTTCTTGACTAACTCATTACTTGAGGTTCGGCCGATGCGTATTGACAAACTTCAGTCGATGCGTACCAAGGTGAATACCGTTGACGAATGGCTATCGGGTGACGTTAAAGAGGATGTGATCGGTGCTATCGAACAGGGTGCTTCTAAGAATGAGGATTACTTCATTCTCGCTATCTCTTCGGAGGGTACCGTTCGTAACAGTGTTGGTGACACCATTAAGTTGGAACTCCAAGACGTTCTGAAAGGTAACTACCTAGCACCGCACATTTCGATTTGGCACTACCGTCTTGACGACGTTAAGGAAGTTGCCGACCCCGCTATGTGGGTTAAAGCGAATCCTAACATCGGTATCACGGTAACCTACGAGACATACCAGAAAGACGTGGAACGAGCGGAACAAGTCCCCGCTGCACGAAACGATATCCTAGCGAAACGCTTCGGCATCCCCATGGAAGGGTATACGTATTTCTTCACTTACGAAGAAACGTTACCACATGCAAAGAAACAATACTGGGGTATGCCATGTTCGATGGGTGTCGATTTGTCACTCGGGGATGACTTTACTGCGTTCACGTTTTTGTTCCCTCTTCAGCGGAGTATGTTTGGCGTGAAGACTCGATCTTATATCACCGAACGAACTCTAATGAAGCTCACTACTGCTCGGCGTCTGAAGTACGAAGAGTTCATCGAGGAAGGCACATTAATTGTCATGGACGGCACCGTGCTAGACATGATGCAAGTCTATGACGATCTGGATGCTCATATCCAAGAGTGTCAATACGACATTCGATCTGTTGGGTATGACCCATATAATGCGCGTGAATTTATCGAACGATGGACGACCGAGAATAGTGAGTGGGGAGTCGAAAAGGTCATCCAAGGTGCCAAAACAGAATCCGTCCCACTCGGCGAGTTGAAGAAGCTTGCGGAAGATCGTGCGTTACTTTTTGACGAAGCTCTCATGACATTTGGTATGGGGAACGCTATCGTTATGGAGGACACGAATGGTAACCGCAAGATTTTAAAACGACGCTATGAAGAAAAGATTGACAACGTAGCTGCTCTTATGGACGCCTACGTTGCATACAAACTAAATCCTGACAGTTTTGAATAGGAGGATATATGACAAATGCAGAACTCTACCACTTTGGTGTGAAGGGTATGCGCTGGGGCCACCGGAAGGCGCGGCCTCGTATGTCTGGTGCAGCTCGTAGTGCACGACGTAAGCAGATTTTGAAGCGAGTTGCCATCGGTGCCGGAGCAGCAGCTGGTGCAGCAGCTTTGGGGTATGGTGCTTATCGGGGCAAGAAGTATATTAGTACACCACATGGCGCCGCGCACCTTATGGTCGGAGCGTTGCGCGCACAACAAGGTATTGATCGCGCTAAGGGTGCCGCTCGATCTGCCGCGGGTACTGTTGGCGGTTACGCGCTCGGTGGCAAACGATCTGCACGACGTGCTAAATTACGTTCTGCGGCAGACAATGCTTCGATCCTCGGTAATAGTGCTCGTTTGGCTGGCGGTATCGCTGCTAAGCGAGCTGGAGGTGCAATCAAGAAGGGCGCGCATAATGTAAAAACTGACGCTCAAATATACGGCTATGCGGCTAAAACGGTGGCTGGTGTAGGGGCAAAGCGTACGGGCAGTGCAGCTCGAAAAGTAGGCAGCGCTGTTGGTAGCTACGCATTGGGTGGCAAACATTCGTCTCGGCGTGCCGCGGCTCGAAGCGCCGCAGATGGAGCTTCGATCCTCGGTAATAGTGCTCGTTTGGCTGGCGGTATCGCTGCTAAGCGAGCTGGGAACGCTGTACGTGGCGCTGGCGGCTCGATCAAAGATCGTTCGTCAGATATTCGGCAGAAACTTCGCCAAGGGCGTGCCGCTGCCGAAACGGTTGCAGATGTTTACCGGACTCGTCGCAAATACCAGGGGCGACACGTCTCTCGTGGAGCTCACGCTGCTCACTTCGCTTATGACAGCCCCGGAGAAGCGCTGTACCACTTCGCACTCGACCCTTATGGTCGGTACGCCATCTTGTAACTGATAGAAAGTAACAACGCTCTTGTCATTTACAGAAAAACTGAAACACGCTTGGAATGCTTTCCGTGATCCGCCAAACCCTCCGTCAAATGTTGGAGGTTGGGCACAGTACGGTCCCTCACGGCGTTTTTTGAGTTTTACTGGTGCTGACCGTTCATTTGTGAACTCTATCATTACTCGCATGGCTATTGACGTAGCTTCGGTTGAGTTTTTACACGCTCGTACAGATGAGAACGGCGGTTATCTGGAGACCATACCATCTGGACTTCAGAACTGCCTCAACATCGAAGCAAACACAGACCAAGCCGCACGCGCTTTTAAGCAGGATCTAGCGATCACACTGTTTAAAAAGGGTGTTGCGGCTGTGGTTGCCGTCGAGACCGACATTTCACCACTGAAATCTGGCGGTTTCGACATCAAATCGTTACGTGTTGGGGAGATTGTTAACTGGTATCCTCAGCACGTAATGGTTGACTTGTACGACGAGCGTGACGGACAACATAAACAGATCACTTTACCAAAGAGTACTGTTGCGATCATCGAAAATCCGCTCTATGACATCATGAACGAGCCCAACAGCATGTTCCAACGACTTGCTAAAGCTCTTAGGATGATGGACGGGATCGAAGACGACCTCAGCAGTAAGAAATTGGATGTGATTGTCCAACTTCCATACGTTGTGAAGGGTGAGAATCGTCGGCAGCAAGCGGAGAATCGTATTCGTGACATTGAAATGCAGCTCCGCAAGACTGACTTCGGTATTGCCTACGTTGACGGCACGGAGAAGATCACACAATTGAACCGTGCTGTCGAAAGCAACATCCTCCCAAGGATCGAGTGGCTCACAAAGCAAGTGCAAGCACAACTTGGTTTGACGACAGAGATTCTCGACGGGACAGCAGTCGAAACAGCGCTGTTGAATTATCAGAATCGCATTATCAAGCCAGTGGCTGACAGCATTGCGGAGGAGTTGGCTCGAACGTTCCTCACCAAGACTGCTCGCACTCAGCGACAGACGGTGTTGTACCTTCGACGCCCATTCGATCTTGTGCCGATGGAGAAGATTGCTGACATAGCAGACAAGTTCACTCGAAACGAGATTCTGTCTGCCAATGAGGTTCGAGCTATCATCGGTATGCGTCCTTCGACCGATCCCAAGGCGGACGAGCTTTACAACGCTAACATGCCTTATGATGACACCTACCCAGGTGGCGAAGAGGCTGAAGAGGAAGACATGGATCCGTACGCTCAGCCGGAGGAGTACCCACCCGAGTACGATCCCGATCAGTATCAGTAGCTCAAAATGGAAAGGAAATTATGCGACCAGACTTTAGCGGGTATGCTACTCGCGCTGGTATTCGGTGTTCTGATGGTCGCACTATTCTACCCGACGCCTTCAAAGACAACGACGGCTCAACGGTACCATTGGTGTGGCAACACGGACACCACGATCCCGACAACGTGCTGGGGCATGCCGCCCTAGAGAACCGGGATGACGGGGTTTATGCTTATGGCTTTTTCAACCATACAGCGAAAGCCCAGAATGCAAAACAGTTAGTTCAACACGGTGACATCACGAGTCTTTCTATCTACGCAAATCAGTTGGTAGAGAAGGAAAAGAACGTGATGCACGGACAAATCAGGGAGGTTAGCCTAGTGCTATCAGGAGCCAACCCAGGCGCAAAGATTGATAATGTGGTCCTCCGTCATAGTGATGGCGATGAGACCGAATTGCAAGACGAAGCGATCATCTACGGCGGTACGCTGTCGCACGGTGATGGCTATTTGATGCATGACGACGATGACGAATCCGAAGACATTCAAGCCGTTCTCGATGGATTGACACCGGAACAGCAGGAAGTCGTCGGAGCCCTACTCGAAAACGCAGCCGCACAAGGCTACGAAGCTGGTGTCGAAGACGCCGTTGACGAAGACGACTTCTACGATGAAGATGAAGGCGAGTACGAGGACGAGGATGACTACGACGATGATTACGACTATGAAGAGGGTGACTTCGAACCAGAAGAACTCGCACAATACGATTACAACGGAGACGCATACATGGGTAATGTATTCGACCAAGGCCGACTAGCCCCGAGTGGTCGCCGGCCTGTTTTGTCTCACTCAGACATGGCCGATGTGTTCAAAGACGCTCAGGAAGTGGGCTCGCTCAAGGAATCCGTACTGTTCCACGCTGACCAGTTCGGTATCACCAACATTGATCTTCTGTTCCCACAGGCTAAGGACTTCCAGAACAAGCCGGAGTTCATCAAGCGTCGGACAGAATGGGTCGATGGTGTGATGAATGGCGTCACCAGCGCTCCGTTTACTCGGGTTCGCTCGGTGCACGCAGACATCACCCAAGATGAAGCCCGAGCCAAGGGTTACATCAAGGGCTCGATGAAGAAGGACGAGTTCTTTGAGCTGAAGAACCGCTCCACCGGTCCGACCACGGTGTATAAGCGCCAGAAGGTGAACCGGGACGACATGCTGGACATCACCACCTTCGATGCCGTGGCCTGGATCAAGGCTGAGATGCTGTTGATGCTCCATGAGGAAATTGCTTCGGCAATTCTGTTTGGCGACAACCGCGATATTGAGTCCCCGGACTATATCAACGCTAAGAACATCCGTCCTATCGCTACGGATCATGAGTTCTTCACCCATCGCCTTGAGATCGCTCAGAACGATATCGGTACTGACGCCATGATCGAGCTCATCGACACCAGCCGGCATTTCTACAAGGGTTCCGGTCAGCCAGCACTCTATACCACCGAGTCTGTTCTCGGTAAGCTGCGCTGGATCAAGGACAAGGACGGTCGTCGGATTTACCCCAACGACCAGGCTATCGCAGACGCCATGCGTGTCTCGAAGATTGTCACTGTCGAAACCATGGAGCGGGTCCCGAACCTGGTTGGCCTTATCGTCAACTTGTCGGATTACCAGGTTGGCACCGACCAGGGTGGTAAGCTCGGCATGTTCGACCAGTTCGACATCGACTACAACCAGCACAAGTACCTGATTGAAACTCGTATGTCGGGTGCGCTGGTTCGGGCCAAGTCGGCTATGGCTCTGTGGAAGACCGGTTCGCCTGCTGCTACTGGCGATGGTCCTACCAACAAGCTGGACCCGAGTCGTCTGCTAGCTGACCAGCGTCACACCAAGAAGGCTGGCGGCGGTGGCGGAACCCCCGTTCCTCCTCCAGGTGGCTAAGCTCAAAATGGGAAGGTTGAATCATGACACGCTTTAGTGGCGCTGTCGGATTCGGCGAGCCTATCGAGATCGACGAAGGTGTATACGACGTGAAGGTAACTGAGCGTCAAGCTTTTGGCGACGTCGTTCGATCATACCGCAATAATCAAGACGTTGGTAAACTTAACGCTAACATCAATTTTGATATGGCGGTATCCGTCGTCGCCGACGATTACCTCAAGGATCATTTAGACCTAGCGGTCTATGTTCGTTGGGGTACTCTGTATTTAGCAGTTACGTCTGTGGAGATTAATCATCCACGCATCACTCTTACGCTGGGAGGTGTGTGGCATGGACCGAAGGCGGAACTTACACCTTAAGCTTGAACAGATAGCGGGGGCTGGTGTACCTGTGTTGTATCAGCCCCCGTCGATGCATAAGCTCACGTATCCGTGCATACTCTATCAATACGACGGAACCGGGGTTAAACACGCTGATAACAAAAAGTATCATCGTGCAAGTCGCTATCAAGTCACTTTGATTGCGCGCAAGCCTGATCCGGCTCTTGTTGAAGAGATTTCCAACATGGAATATTGTACGTTCCAACAATGGTTTGCTAAAGACGGCTTAAACCATTACGTCTTTAGTATCTACAATTAAGGAGAACTAATGGCTGGTAAACAATTAGTATGGGACAGCGTTGGTGAACGCAAGTTCCAGACGGGTGTGAACAAGGGCGTTCTTTACCCTTACAACGCCACGCAAAAAGTTTATGGTGAAGGTGTCGCATGGAATGGCCTCACCAAGGTGACCGAAAGCCCCTCCGGTGCTGAAGTTACCGACATTTACGCCGACAACATCAAGTACCTGGGTTTGATCTCGGACGAGAAGTTCGGCGCCACCATCGAAGCATACACCTACCCCGACCAGTTCGCAGAATGCGATGGCTCGGCTACTATTGGTGGCGCTTTGGTGACGCAGCAGACACGGAAGCCGTTCGGTTTCTCGTGGCAGACTCGTGTCGGCAATGATACCGAAGGCGTGGATTTCGGCTATGACATTCACATTGTGTGGAATGCTTTGGCCAAACCTTCGTCCAAGGATCATAGCACGATCAATGATTCGCCCGAAGCTGTTACGATGTCGTGGGAGATTTCGACCACCCCGACGGGGTTCAAGTCTGACGGCGAATTCAAGAACCTGAAACCGACGGCTCATATCGTAGTCCCGTCCAAGTCTGTGAAGAAGGAGAACCTAGCCGAACTGGAGAAGAAGCTGTACGGCACTGAGACCGAACCGCCGACGCTCCTCAGCCCCGAAGAAGTCCTCACGATCGTGAAGAAGCCGTAACATGACGCTAGAACTTGATGTCGTTACCCGTCACAACTTTGACGGCGCTCGAAATCAGTTCTTGCCAGTGAAGATCCATCTCAAGATGTGTCACAGTCTCGTTAGCATCTCAAAATGGGAAGAGAAGTACCAACGACCCTTCCTGGTGAGTGACGATGACAAGACACAGGAAGAGCTGCTGGATTACATTTCGATGATGGTCGTTAACGAACTGCCTCGCAAAGCTGTCGCTGAAGCTATTTCAGCCATTACAGCAGAGCAGATGAGTCTCATTAACGACCACATCGCCTCACGAGCCAGTGCTACTACGTTTTCGGACAGCGGTACTGGCTCTTCGTCAACTGAGATCATCACCTCAGAGCTTATCTACTACATGATGTTCGCTAATGGTATCTCGAAGGAATGCGAGACATGGCACATTAACCGCCTCCTTGCATTGATTCGCATCTTTGGCATAAAGAACTCTCCTGAGAAATCTAAGAAACTTTCGCAAGCTGAAATCATGGCTCGTAACCAGAAACTGAACGCTGAACGGCGTGCGAAGTGGGGGACGAGCGGATGACAAAGCTGAATTGGGACGATCGTTTTTTCACAGAGGGTTGTAGCCGAGGGGTGCTTTACCTCAGCGAATTTGAGGTGAAAGCCTGGGCCTGGCACGGTCTTATCTCTGCTACAGAGAAACGCCAAGCTGAGATGACTTCGTTGTATTACGAAGGACGAAAGCGAGGCGCTATTGCAGGCAACATCGAACGAGAACTGAAGATCAGCTGTTACACCTATCCACCAATTTTAGATCAGCGGATGGGAATAGAACCCAAGGCTGTCGGTATTTACGCTGACGAAGGACGAATACAAACGTTTGGTTTCACGTTCCAGTCGCTAGACAGTGACGGTCATCGGCATGTGCACGTTTATCCAAATCTGTTGGCAAATCCATCAGAACGAGAACACCGAACTATAAAAGAGACTCGTGATCCTCAGACGATAGGTTTTGAATGCCAGGCAGTTCCACAGAGTTTTAAGGGTGGTGATTACGTCGCTCCGTATTTTCGGATCGACCTAGATTCCCTAGATGCGGAAGACTTGAAAACAGCAACGGATGCACTATACGGCTCAGACACTGGCGATGCCTCTATGGAAAAAGTTCTGAAGTTCATCGTCGATAAGATGGGCGGTAAGCCAAAGTGGAATCCGCAACCCATTGACCAAAATCAGTGGGAGTTTGATAGCGCCGAGGGTAACTTCAGGTGGATCAACGAAGCTGATGGCGAGTTTGAGATTGATATTTAGGAGCACCTATGGCTAAAATTGTAACACTTACTAAAGGGGGAATCGAGAAACTCATCAAAGCTGCTGGGACAGTTTCTCCGACATCGCAGAAATTAGCTCAGTATGATGGGAACGGTTGCCTTGCTACTAATGATCCTCGTTTCGCTTTAGACTGTGTGAACAAATCATACCTCGATACCCGGTTGAACGGTCTCGGCGGAGGCGGCGGAACAGGAACTAGCACTCCGACCCCTAATGCTGTTGCTGCCTACGATAGTAACGGTGTACTTCGTTCCACCCCTAAACCTGAAGGGCAAAACTGGGTTAACAACAACGACGTGGTTACGTTTAGTGATCTCAAGAACCGACGGGTGAACGACGCCTATCAAGAATTTTTGGATCTTAAAAAAGCCACGGTTGCCTTTGTAGCTAAGATGACAGCATACGATCCAATAACGGGCGGTCGCGTGGATTTACCCGCACCGGACACAAACGAGTTTCCGTGGATTCGACGGACGACTGGTAACGGTGGCGGGCATGAATACGTGCTTGATGCCGGTAATGCCTATGTTATCGAGATGGCGATGTATGGCAAGGCGTATTTTCAATCTTACGACATGTTTGCTAACGGAACTGGTTTTTGGAACCTCACCACACCAAATGGTGAAAGGTGGAAATCCGAACAGTCTATTCTCTTCCGCAAAGGTGGCCAACCGAACGTGTGGCTTAGTCACAACGGATGGGTAAAAGAAGCAGCCGGCATCGCTATTCTTCGCATTACTAAGATTCCTGGTATTACCATCTAATGTTCAAGATTGAAAAATCCGGTGACCTTACCAAAACATTCGACTTTCTCAAACGTATGTCCTCCGACGAACTCTTTCAAAGCCTCAGCCGCTATGGTCAAAAAGGCGTGAAAGCTCTATCGGCTGCCACGCCGCAAGACACGGGGAAGACTGCTTCGTCTTGGGAGTACAAGGTCAAAATGGGAAGGAAACCCAGCATTACTTGGTATAACACCAACGTGGTGAACGGGTTCAAGGTCGCCGTCGGTATTCAAATCGGTCACGGCACCGCTGGGGGCGGCTATGTCCAAGGGATTGACTACATCAACCCCGCATTACGCCCCCTGTTTCAAGAAATTGCTAACGAAGTTTGGAAGGAGGTCACCCGCTAATGGCGACCATCGACGAGCGCGTCGTTGCGATGAAATTCGACAACACGCAATTCAAGGCTAAGTCGCAAGAGACTATCGCCGATTTACAGAAACTAGAGTCAACCATCGACTCTGGAGCTACGAAGAATCTCGGTAGCGCTTTAGGTTCGACATTTTCAAACGCCTTGAGGGTGGTCGATTCGTCAACGGGTGGTATTCTTTCAAGTCTGGGTCTTATCCAGAAGTCTGCGTCAGATGTGGATATGTCTGGGTTGTCGAACGGTGTCGAAGACGCCACAAGTAAATTCTCTATGTTGGAGAACATTGCTGTTGGTGCACTTCACAACATCGGCGCCAAGCTGGCCGACAGTGGTCTGAACGTAGCGAAAGCATTTACCGTTCAAGGTGCTATGGACGGCTTCAAAGAGTATGAATTGCAGATTAACTCGGTTCAAACTATTTTGGCCAACACCCAATCTAAAGGTAGCACTCTCGCAGATGTTAACAAAACCCTTGATGACTTAAACGCATATGCCGACCGAACCATCTACAACTTTGGTGAGATGACTAAGAACATTGGTACATTCACCGCGGCTGGTGTTGGTTTGGAAGACTCAGCCAAAGCAATCAAGGGTATCGCTAACTTGGCTGCTCTGTCTGGTGCAAACTCAGAAAAAGCTTCCAGCGCTATGTACCAGTTATCCCAGGCTATTGCTGCTGATAAAGTCGGCTTGGAAGACTGGAACTCTGTGGTGCACTCCGACATGGGTGGCGAGATATTCCAGAAGTCTTTGTTTGACACGGCAAAGGCTATGGGTACACTCAAAAACGCGGGTAACATGACGTTCGAGGAATGGACCAAAAACTATAAACCGTTCCGAGAAACCTTAGCTGATGGCTGGCTCACCGGTAAAGTCCTCACCAAAACTTTGGAGAAATTTACGGGAGATCTGAGTGACGAACAACTCCGTGAACAGGGCTACACTGAAGAACAGATTGCCCAGATCCAAAAATTAGCACAAACCGCTAACGGCGCAGCTCAGGACGTTAAGACTTTCACCCAGATGATCGGTACCATCAATGAATCAATTGGTTCGGGCTGGGCTCAGTCTTGGCGTATTATTATCGGTGACTTCGAAGAAGCCAAAGTTTTGTGGACTCGGGTTAGCAAAGTCATTTCTGGTGCTGTAGACCAATCAGCCAAAAGTCGTAATGAACTACTCCAAGGCTGGAGCGATGCAGGCGGGCGTACTATCGTCATTGATTCTTTGGTACGAGTATTCAACGGCTTGTACAGCATAGTAGGGCAAGTGGGTCGTGCTTTCTCTCAGATATTCCCGCCCATGACTGTCGCTCAGGTGATGAAGCTCACACGAAGTTTCGAGGACCTGTCCTATAAACTTACACCGTCTATCGAAACTGTTGTAAACCTTGGCAGGACATTTAAGGGTTTCTTTGCGTTACTACACATCGGTTGGTCGTTAATCAAAGCTGTCGGCTCTATGATAGCCAAGGTATTCGGCGCTTCCGGTGGCGCAGCAGGCGGGTTACTCTCAATGACAGCTTCGCTAGGCGACTTCCTAGTGAAGTTGGACGAGAGCATTCAAAATGGGAAGCTGTTTGAGAACATCTTCGGTAAGGCCGGCACTTTCATAGCTGGTGTATTCGAGTGGATCGGTAAATCGGTCAATGACACCAGTGTAGCCTGGGGTAAATTCCTAGACTTCGTTCATAAAGTAACAAACGGTCTCATCAAGATTTTCAACATCCTCACCTCTGGTAAATACCAAGACGGTACTTTCATGGGGTTGAAGAGTGACAACAGTTTTATCAAGTTCCTCATCAAGGTCCACGATTTAGTTACCTCGTTTATCGACAAGATTAAGTCGTTCTCGTTCCTTGACTGGTTCAACGTCAGTGCTGGTATCGGTGGTGTGGGCATTTTGGCCCTCTTCGCTAAGATCGTATCTCAACTGAAGGCTATTATGGCCTTGAAGGAAAAGATTCCGTTCTTGAATGGCGAAGGACTCAAGGGACTCTTTGCTCTACTTCGTGGTGGCGGAGGTGACGGAGACGAGAAGGGTGGTAAAGATGCTCCTGGTATTGTCGACCAGCTCACTGGTGCATTTGAGAAGATGCAACAGGCCCTCAAAGCTCGTGCCCTGCTTCAAATCGCTGCTGCTATCTTGGCCTTGGCTGCTGCTATTCTAATTCTGTCGTCAATCGACGGCGGAAAACTAGCCCAAGCCACTGCTGCGGTCGGCGCACTTATGGCGGAGTTGATGCTAGCCTTAGCGGGAATGACGTTCCTCACCAAGGGGAGCGGTTTCGTTAAGCTGGCTGGCATCGCTGGCGCCATCGTTGCCATTTCGGCTGCGATTGTTATTCTCGCTGGCGTCATGAAACTCATGTCCAAGATGTCATGGGAGGAGATCGGTAAAGGCCTTGCTTCTATCGGTGGGGCGTTTCTCATTATCGCCATCGGCACTAAACTCATGCCTGCTAAGTTATTGCTTGGTACGGCGTTTGCTCTGGTGCCGATGGCCAACGCTATTGCCATCCTCGTTCACGCCATTGGCGATGTCTCGAAGTTATCGTGGGAAGAGATCGGCAAGGGTCTCACGGCAATAGCTGGTGCAATGCTGCTTATGGCTGGGACATTACGTCTTATCCCAACCAAGACGGCGTTTCTGTTGGGTCTCACCCTTAACGCATTTGCTGGCTCTATGGTTGTTTTAGCCTCAGCTATAAAAAGCTTCGGCGAGATGCAGTGGGACGCTATCGGTCGTGGTCTTGCTGCTATGGCTGGTGGTTTGCTCATTATGGTTGGAGCCTTCCGTCTTATGCCGGCTACTGGCGGCCTCGCAGCTGCTGGTATTTTCATTATGGCGAACGCTCTTGTCGTCATGGCTCAAGCGTTCAATCTTTTCGGCACCATGTCAATCGAATCCATCGCTCATAGCCTCGTTGCTGTGGCTGTTGGGCTGTTATTGATGGTTGGCGCCGTGAAGCTAATGCCTGATACGGGCGTATTCGCTGCTGTGGGCATTTTGGTCATGGCTAATGCCCTTGTTATCATGGGGCAAGCACTTACCGCCATCGGAGGTTTGTCGATCCGTCAAATTGTGAAGGGTTTGATTGGACTTGGCGGTGCTATGGTGATCCTGGTGGCTGCTGCAAACCTCATGAACGGTGCTCTCGCTGGTGCCGCAGCTATGGTTATTGTTGCTGCTGCGATTACACTGATGGTTCCGCCTCTTGTGACCCTTAGTAAACTCACAGCAGGGCAAATTCTGACGGCATTATTAGGCTTAGCGGGTGCTTTTACCGTGTTAGGTGTTGCCGCTGCTCTGATGACGCCGTTACTACCATCCTTATTAGGCCTAGCAGGAGCTGTTGCCCTTCTTGGGCTTGGCACGCTAGCCGCTGGCGTGGGATTAACGGCACTCGCAGCAGGTCTCGCAACACTTGCAGCGGTTGGCGCAAGTGGTGTAGACGGTTTGGTGAATTTGCTGCTGTTTATTCCAAAGTTGTTCAAAGCTGTTGCCCTAGGGTTGGTTGATTTCCTCGGGGCATTGGCCGAACATGCTGGCGGACTCGGCAAATCCATGGTGATTCTCTTTACCACCATGTTTGGGGCGTTGATCGAATCCGGCACACAGCTCATGCCGAAGCTGATTAACTTTATTGTTACGCTTATTCTGGCATTACTTGATGCTGCCGATCGAACCATCCCCAAGTGGATCGAAACGTTCACTCATTTGATGATCGAGGGTTTGAATGCTATTCGTATTCTCACTCCGCTGATCGTTCAGACGGGTGAAGACGTTTTCATGGCGTTTATCGACGGTATTAATGACCTCATTCCGAGGATGGCTGAGTCTGGTCAGAACGCCATATTGCGAATGCTTGATGGCGTCAATGAGTTCTTGCCTCGTGCAATCGACATGGGCGTTACCATCATTTGGAACTTCTTAGACGGCATCGAACGGGCTCAGTATCTTATCACTAACAAGATGTTTGATACTGCTGTCAACATGATTAACAATCTTGCTGACGCCATTCGCCGAAACAAGAAGCCTCTCCAAGAAGCTGGCCATAATCTGGCATCAGCATTATTGGACGGTATGTTTGACGGTATCGCTAAGAACGCACAGAAGGTTTTGGATTCGTTGTCGTCACTTGGCAAACGCATGCGAAACGTCACCGCTGCTGTTCTTGGTATTCATTCGCCGTCTCGGGTATTCCGAGAGTTCGGTATGTTTACCATGCTGGGTCTCGCTGGTGGTATTAACGCTAACGCCGAGAAACCGCTCAATGCGTCTCAAAGTGTTGCCGAATCGTTGATTTCTATTGCACGCACTGTTCTTGGCATTCAGTCACCAAGCCGGGTTTTCCACGGTATCGGCGAAAACGTTAACCAAGGTATGGCACGTGGTATTGACGATTCTGCCAAGGCTCCGCAGCAGGCTTTGAGTAACAACCTTGATCGTATGATTGCTATTACGAACGATAAGGGTGCTCAAATTGCGAAGGCTGGTGGGTCGTTTATCGACACTCTGTATGCGTCTTTGAGTGAGACTGATTTCTCGAAACGGATGGGCGGCATTTTCTTCGAGGCAGAACGTAAGCGCGACGAAGCCATCGCCGCGAAACGACAGAAGTACGAAGAGGAAACCGAGAAACTCCAAGAGGAAATCGAGCAAGCGGAAGAAGCGGCTGAAAAGGCTCGTGAGGATGCTAAGAACGCCGAGGAGGACGCAGCCAAGATTGCTGCCGACGCCAAGAAGGACGATACAGCAAAACGACGAGCTCAGCAGAAGGCTGAACGAGCCAAGAAGAACATCGCTAAAGCCGATAAGAAGTACCAAAAAGCTCTGGAGAAGGCATCCAAGCTGGAAGCAGAGCGAATTGGCTTCGAGACCGGTGAAGTGTATGGCGAAGCTATGGCTGACGGTATCGAGAGTAACAAAGACCGCATCAAGACCTTGGTGGAATACATCATGGAGGAGCTTACGGCAGAGCAACAGAAGCTGAAGACCAAGGTTGATAACGTGGTGAACGTTTTCGACGGTATCAGTAAAATCAAATCCTCTGTCACGAGTATTACTGATGCTGCGAAGGATTTTGTGCGTGCATTTAACCGCATGCGCAACGCTTCGAGTGACCGGTCGTTCAAACGCAATCTCGGGTATATGTTGGATTCAGTTGTTCAGATGGGCCAAGGCGTCGGCGGGATTATTGACACGTTCAGTAAATTCTCGCCGATGCTGAAGATTCTATTGACGAATTTCGAGTCCACATTACCCGCGATTGCAGCTATGGTGCAGCCATTTGCACCAATGCTAGCCCAAGCCTTAGGCGGCGGTTTAGCTAGTGCAGCGGCTGCTATTACGGGTCCGACGGGATTAATCATCGCTGGTTTGGGTGCGTTATTTGTCTTCTTGAAAGATCAAGCGGGTAACCGCAAGATCATGAAGACATTTATGTCGCTCTGGACCGGTTTGATTGATTTCTTGAAGACTCTACCTCGGCGTCTGACTGGTTTCGTCAAGACCATGCTGAAGGGGCTTATTCAGACCATCAAGGACCTACCAACTCTGATAGGAACCCTGGTGAATAGCCTGATTGAGTTATTTGTTGTGCTCCTAGGTGAGTTACCTAAGAGTGGTGGTGATATCATCGCTGCTCTAGTGAAGGCTCTTATTTGGATTGTGCTCAACTCACCACGGTTATTTGTTGATTTGGCTACCGCTATCGTTGAAGCTCTCGCTAATGGGCTATCGCGTGCGTTCGTAGCATTGATTGATTTCCTGGTGAACCCGTTCAAGTGGTTGCATGACCGTGCAAAGTCTACATCCGACATGGACGATGTTGGGGCGCATATTCTTCAGACGCTATGGCAAAGCTTGGTCCGTCTTGGTGCTGCGATGCTGCAATTACTACTGTCTCCTTTCCGCGCTTTGAAGCGGCTTATTTTCGGTGAGCTTGATCTTTCCGAAGCAGGCGGCAACATGGTGCAAGGTTTGGTGAACGGCATTCGTAATCGTATTGCCAACGCTGTGGAATCCGCACGAGGTCTTGGGTCGATGGTTATTAATGGTTTCAAGAGCGTTCTCGGCATTCACTCGCCGTCGACGGTCTTCCGTGAGTTCGGCCATTTCCTTGTCAAGGGTTTGGCGGATGGTATGGACGACCAGGAGACCATTCAAGGCGGTGTGGATACGATGAAAGACGCCCTCATGCGAGCTATGGACGAGATTGAGGATAATTTTAACTCTGATATTTCTCCCACGATCACTCCCGTGGTGAATCTCGACCAGGCCAAGCGTGATATGGACGCCTTGAACCGTTCTATCCCGATCAACAACACATATTCCGAAGCAGCTAAAGCGTCGACGGAGGTCGATACCGCCGCTGACGCTAAGGCTGCTGGGGATACGAACATTACGAACATTGAATACGTCCAGAACAACACTTCTCCACAAGCGTTGTCGACGTACGAGATTTATCGTAATACCCAGAAACAATTAGAAGACCTCAAGAAAAGGAACCCCTAGATGATTGAACAGATCACGTTACAGCAGCGAGCTGAACTTTTAAACGTGAACTGTTTCTCTCCCACGGTTATCTTCTCTCAAGGCGTGCCGAGTAACATTGCGAAGTCGGACTCGGCAGTCATCGTAAGCGCCACTGGTTTGGCAACGCTGGATTTTGCATTTAGCAAGACCCAGCGTCCGGTTGGTGGCGCTTTCTTGGGGGGCGGACGTACCGCGGACCGAGAAATTGTACTAACAATTCGACCGAATGATATTTACGAAGTTAAGACCATCCTCAACCAGATGATGGGGTGTCAACACCGTACCAAAACCAACATACATGTATTATATAGTGGTGTATGGTTTAACGGGTCTGGGTATATTTCTAAAATTGAAGGAGCACTATTCGACAAAGACCTAGATATCAAGATCACGTACACGATGGGCGACCCTTTGTTTTATGCCAGTGCAGACGCGCCATTTGATGTTTCTTTTGACCCATCGTCCGAAAATAAAAGATATCTCGGCAAATTACTAAAGCCTCGTACCCAAAAGGACGTAACATACAAATCGCCTTGCAAAATTAGTGTTAAATTTCCATGGGGCAAAAGGAGTTTAAAAGATTTACGAAAGCTACAAATAGGCTTACTTCGTGACGACGTTCCACCGTACATCGAGTATGATGTTAACGAAAACTACGCTGGCTCGTGGAGCGATCAAATATCGGACGGGGTGACACCAGTATATAGTTTGAATGGTTTTGATCGAACAGTGACATGGGACCCTGCGATATTGAACTATTCGACTAATGGTAACATGGTGCAAAAAGCGGGGCGATCTCTGATTTTTCCTTATGTGTGTTTCGGAACCGACGCCTTGTATGTACGTTGCTATTTCGCATCCAACGCCAACGCATATTTCGAAGTAGAAGCCTCATACGTAAAAACCAGGAGCGGGTTCTGATGCATCCAGTTATTTTGGGTAATGATTTTTCACCGGAAAAGCCTATTTACGATTTTAAATCGTTCGTGTTCACTGAGCGTTTCCAAGATCATGGAGACTTCCAATTGATTAGTACCGATGATGGCATTATCCAAGGTGATCCCTTATTAAGACCGGGGAAAATGATCGTGGCGTCTAACAGTGCTACACCAATGATTACTACCAGTATCGACGTCCGCATAGACGACAACGGCAGTGTGGAAACGACGTACAAAGGTAAAACGCTGGACTACCTATTCACACATAGGCCTTGCGTCAAAGAAATTCGTGACAAAACCTACATGGATGCGGAGTATAAAAACGGGTGGGAGTTTGGGGATAAAGACGGCGATGAACGTCTCAATTGGATGACCGTATGGAAAGAACTATTTACTGTAGCATCGAGTAATTACGGTCATAAAGAGTTAGATTTCCTTAAACTGCCGTTTGAACCTATCATATACGGCGATCAAATAGGATTCATTTGGCACTATCAAGTTTATGCGACTTTTGATGGTGGTACTTCGATGTGGGAAGCGTTTAAACGTATTATGGAAAACAATAATTCCACCATACGTTTTCAAGCCCCGCCTTTTGCTGTGAACGAATGGTGGCAATTTTACCCCTGGCCCAGTGACCATTTTAAGTGTTTTCATTATCGAGGCCAAGACCGTTCCGACTTCATTATATTTGACACCTTCGACGATTCGTTACTAAAAGGACAGTTGAGTGTTAATATCGAGAACGTAAAAAACGCGGTGATATTTTCCAACGAGGATCACACTTGGGTCGCTAAATCTTTCAACGCTTGGGGTCAGTACGCCCATGTGAGTTATGCTACCGAAAACATGGCTAAACAATCCGATTACGATTGGGAAAAAACCGTAGAAACCCGTATTTACCAAGAACCATACAAAACACTGTCGTCTGGTTTTAATTTATCCGTGGAAGTAGCGCCTACTAGTGGTTCTATGAAGCGATACGGAACGCCTTCAGACGAAAACACTTTTGACACCAAAAAACGAGATGAATATTGGCTTGGGGATCTTGTCGGTGTTCAAGTCCCTTACTTCACTTCTATCTTGGGCGTCGATCGCATTCTCGCTCGGGTGACCGAATTTACGCGGATTGAAGACGAAACTGGATATCGTGAATACCCATCGTTAGCCTATTGCGATTATAAATTCCGAACCGATTTACAATCTCCTTGGGCTATAAAAAAGGATACGAAGTACGATTGGAACTGATATATGTCTTGGCTTGAACTGTCGAGCACAATCATGGTCGCGGTGTTTGGTTCGAGCGGATTATGGGCTTTTATAGCTTCCCGACGTCGTAAAGACGATGCGACCACCACCATGATAAAAGGATTGGCGTATAACGCTATCCTATCGGAAGCGCGATTCATGATGGATCGGGGGTACGCTACACCCGAAGAATATCGGGATGTATATTTGTACCTCTACGAGCCATACAAGACCCTCGGCGGAAATGGTGCTGCCGAACGGGTCATGCAAGAACTTGGGCGTCTACCAATGAAAGGAAATTCACATGCCCACCTTCATTCTGAACGACAAAGCTTACCAGATCACTAAATGGACGGTGATGATTGTCTTGCCGGCTCTTATCACCCTCTGGATTACGCTAGCGAACGTCTGGCATATTCCGCACGGTGATGCAGTGAGCGCAACGGCTACCGCAATCACGACATTTCTTGGTGTGATTACCGGTATTTCCACCAGGGCCTACAACAAGTCGGATGATCGTTTTGACGGGGTGATGACGGTTGAGGAAAAGGATGGTAAGCTGGTAAATACGCTCGAACTCAACAACCATCCGGTTACGCTTATGGACAAGGACGAGGCCACTTTCAAGGTCGACAACCAAGTCGTATAAAAAACCACGCTTATAGTGAGACATACGGATAGAAAGGAAATAACTATGTCTTTTACTGGCAAAAATGACCCAATTCAGGACGCAATCGACGCCCTACTTTCAGAAATGGAAGACTACTCAGGTGCAGATAAGGAATATGGAGACATCGCCGACAATCTGATCAAACTGACTGAAGCAGAACGAAACCGCTCGTTCCGCAAACTCAGTAAAGACACGATTTTCGTCGCTGCTGCTAACCTCATCAGCATCTTTGCAGTAACCCACTATGAACAGTTCGGCTTGATTTCCTCACGGGCAATCGGCATGCTACTACGACACAAGTAACATCATCCAAAACTCGCTATAAGCACTGACCACAGTATTCACAAGATACTGTGGTCAATGTTTTCTTTCGTACAAAAAACAATGCTCTATATGAGACAGAAAGGAAACATTATCATGTTACGTTTTATTAAACGAGTATTCGCATTCGACTTCTCATTTGTAGTAACAAATGAAGAAAAGGAAAAACTTGCCGCCACCGCGTGGGACGTTTTGATCGAAACCGATCGACGCGCCGACGTTGTTGGCGGCTTGCTGGACCACATCTTCTCCGACACAAAGGAGGTCGTATCGAACTAATTTGTAAATCGCATTGATCTAATCTTGATACCCTCAAGTCTAAACCCCATCGGCAAAACCGGGGTTTAGACTTTTTCAAAAAGGAAAGGTATATTTCACGAATGGGTAAACATGATCTTGGTGGCCCATCGAATTGGAGATTCATCCTCAAGGCATGCTTCTTTGGATTGGCCTACGCAATTCTATTTCTGTCTGTCACGGTTTTTGCGGATTTCCTGTTCCATCAGTAATTCGTACAAAAAACCATCCTCTATATGAGAGATAGACTGATCTCCGTGGACAAGGAGTAATCAATACATACCGTCACAGTCTAAATCTCAGCTTTAATTTTTTATACCCTAAACCAGGGTATAAACTTTTCATCATCGTAATCTAGAGAAAGGATTTTTACGATGAAAAACATTTTCCGCAAAGCGGTCCAAAAGGTTCGCAACACTACCGCTAAAGTGTTCAACACGATTCAAGAACACCCCGCACTCGGTGTGGCAGCTGCTGGCGTCGTTCTGATGCTTGGCGGGACAATCTATAAAGTTCTGAAAACAGAACCGGTCAAAACCTCGGCCGATATTCCGTTCTACAACGTGGAAGCTGTTTTGAAAGCTGTTCAGAACGCTCATGACGCATTCAAAGCCGGACACGAGGCTGAACCTGATACCTTGGCTGTCAACCTTGCGAAATACGGTTTCACTAAGGAAAGCGCTTGGATGTTAAGCCAACTCGGGCTTTGCGAAGGCCCAGATGCTCCGAAGAGTGCGGTACACCTGTACTATTACTCACCCGAAGAGCCGGAAGGTGCTACGTTTCTGCGAACCGAGTGGGAATCTGACCCCGATGCGTAATCCGCTCAAAAACGTGGTGTATACTTACCACAAAACCAAACTAGCTATGGCATTCCTTGCCTACGCTATCAAAATCGCGCTGGAACTCAAGAAAGGAAAATAACCATGCGCAAAAACATCTTTGCATTTGCTACTACTGCCCTCGCGTTGTGGTGGGTGTTTGGACCCATCGTGGCTTCCGTGCGTTATTCCAAGTCTAATGAAGCTAAGTTGGACGCAGCGGCGAAACGCTTAAACGCGGCCTTCGTTGCCCGCGGTATGCGGGTCGTCGGCGAACAAATTTACGATGTGGCAGAAACGCTTTGCACGTGGGACGAAAAAGACTGGGACATTGTCGCGGTGTACATGGTACAACTCGCCCTGGGGGAGATCACCGAAGAACAATACCATCAAAATCTGAACGCCGTGGCTGGTATCACTAAGCAGGAGGCATAAAAATGCGCACACTATTCAAAGTTCTTCTCGGGCTAACTTTCACTGGTGTAGCCGCTAATTTCGTCTCTGCTAAGCTTGCTAAAAAAGCTGAAGCAGAGCTGGACGCCATCGTCGAGCAAATCACCGATATGGCTGTCGACGCATCCATGGAGTTCGTGGATGAAGAATACGCCGATCTTTGTGAAGATTGGAAGGAGGAAAACTAATGACCGTCAATGTCCATATCAACGCGAAACACAGCGCTAATTTCGCTGAGATCGTTACTGCCTGCTGTGCAGTACTCGGTCTCGGCTTGGCTGCGTATGCACTCACGAAAATGCAAGACGCAGCTGAAGACCTCAAACGTCCGTTCAAGGCGCTGAAACGCCGTTTCTTTAAGAAAGGAGAATAATCGTGAAACTTAACCGTCTCACGCGATTCATCACGAATCACAGTCAAATGGTGACGCTTGTCAGCGTTGCAACAGGCGTAGCTACCACCGCAGTCGCTGCTGGTAAGGGGCACGCAGCCGCTCAGGAGGTGATGAAAGAACTTCCCGAAGAATCGACATTTTTGGACAAGGCCAAGGCGACTTGGAAATACTATGTCCCAGCATGTCTTGCGGGTATTTCGACTGTCGCCGCTTTGGGCTGGGTTGCAGCGCTGGTAAAAGGTCGTGCTGACGATATGGAAACTCTGTATTTCATTACAGACAAGGCATATCGCAGTTACCGCACGGCTGCTGAAAAACAACTTTCACCCAAGAAGGCTGAAGCGGTTCACAAGGAAATCGCCGAAGAGGGTATCGCCAAGAACCCAAAGCCGACGACGCTGATTGTCACCGGTGATGAGTGTATTTGCTACGACTCATACAGCGACCGGTACTTCAAGTCAAATATGGAGACCATCAAAGCCGCTGTGAACACGGTGAATCATAAGATCATTACAGAGATGTATGCTTCTCTGACTGATTTTTATGATGAGGTTGGTCTGCCCGAAACGGCAGTCAGCGGGTATGTCGGATGGAATACGGACGCATTAATGGAGGTGACGTATTCGTCAATTCTGTCCGATGACGGTAAGCCAGTTCTGGCTATTGACTTTTGCGCTGATCCCCTTAATGGATACGATCACCTTGTGTGACCATATCTTCGGTCCAATTTCAATGACACAGGAGGAATGGTTCCATGATCGAAAAGACAATTAAGTACTACGATTTGCGTGGTAAGGAAGTAGAAGACACCTTCTATTTCAATCTGACAAAAGCAGAGGCTATGGGTCTCGCCTTCGATGATTTCGAGGGTCTGAAGTTTTCCCAAGTCTTGAAGTCCATCCAAGAAACGGAAGATGCACGTATCGTACTCTCCGTCTTCAAGACCGTTTTGCGTCAGGCAGTCGGCATGAAACAGGAAACGCCCCGAGGTGAAATCCTGGTGAAGCCGGACTGGTTGAAAGACTGGTTCACTGCCACAGACGCATATTCCGAGCTGTTGGAGGAACTGCTGACGGACCCAGATTACGCTGCGAAGTTCATCGGCGGTATTCTTCCGAAGGAATTGCAGAAGGAATTTAATCCCACAAATCTGCAAGACCTCTCAAAGGAAGAACTCCTGGCTCGGTTCAAAGAACTGAGCGAAAAGAAGGCCAATGAGTAATGAACGACCGAAAGTAGAACAGGTGACTACGGCGAAAGTCCTACCACCAAAGAAATCATTTTGGTCGGACGTTCTCAAGCCGTTTATTTTCGACACTGTTCTTCCCATCGTTCAACCGTTATTCAAAGAGGGTGTTCGTGCGATCGGCGACGCCATCATGGATGCGGTTTTGAACGATGCTCGTCCTCAGCACCAGCCTCAACAGCGGTCTAACACACCATATCACAGCTATTCACGTTCCACGACAACCGCGCGCAAACCTGTCGGGAACAATCGAGTAGCTCGTGTTATCTTGACAGACCGCCGTGAGGCCAGCAATATCATCGACAAACTACAAGACATCATTGACCTGTACGAGGTGGCCACCGTTGCTGATCTGTATTCTCTTGTAGGGCTCCCATCGAAATATGTCGACAACGATTGGGGTTGGGATGATATCGGCGCTCCGCGTACGGTGAGGGTAGACGGCGGTTTCCAACTCGTCTTGCCTGATCCTATTTTCCTCGATTCGTAACGAATCATTTTCACACGCCCCACTCGCTACTGTGGGTGGGGCACTCATACGAAAGGTATATTCACCATGCTTAAGCTTGGTCGTGTATTCAACACGTTAAAAATGAAGACGCATAAGAACGCCCCTACCGCGGCAGTGTTCAGTGGCGTTGGCGGTTTAATCACCGCTGGAACTTTGGCATCGAAGGCTACTCCGCAATTCCAAAAGGATTATGAAGCCGCCAAATTCTTGCAGAAAGAACACGTCCGTATCGTGAAGCTTGCCCGAGATAATAAGGGTGCTAAATACGGGACTTTTGAAATCCTGTTCGACGGTGTTGATGTTCGGGACAACGAAGCATTCGCAGAAAACTTCAAAGAATTATTCTGCGACGACAAGGGTATTGTGTGGTGCTCGAACGGTCGCGTCGTGTGGGAAACCATCAAGAGCTATATTCCCATCGCCAAGGCAGTAATCAAGAACTACGGTCCGGCTTTCATTGTCGGCTCTTTGTCTGTGGCTAGCATTTTGTGGGGTCACAACACCGTCGTCAAGCGGTTGCAGCAAACCACCGCGGCATTCAATACCGTGAAGGGTATGTACGAGTCCTACCGCGAAGAGGTCAAGGAACAACTCGGCGAAGAAAATGAAGCCGAGATTCTCCAAAAGGCAATGACCCGTGGTATCGAAACCAACGAGAATGCTGTCATTTCCGAAACCAAGGACAGCGCTGTCATCAGCGTTCGCCTGAACGGTTACTCTCGGTTGGTACGTGAGAAGGATAACGGCGAGAACGACGCCATTCAGGTCCGCAACGAATTGGTTAGCGTCCAAAACGTCGCTAACGACATGCTTCGTGCTCGGGGTCATATTTACCTCAACGAGGTGTATGACTTGATTGGTATCCCCCGGACCCCGGAAGGTAACATCGTTGGCTGGGTTCACAAGGACCACAACGGCAATCTTGGTTATGTCGACCTTGGCCTGTTCTACCAAACCAAGGACGCTTCCGAGAAGGATATCCAACTGGCAGACGTCGGCGTCATGATTTACCCTAACGTTCAAGGCATCATTTACGATCTGGTCTAAACGTGTCCAAACTTGATAAGATCATTTTCGCCACCTTGGTGTGGACGAGTGGTTTTATCACCGGTATGTATTTCCGTCACTACCATTCTGTGAAAAGGGTGGTAGTGACGGACCAGCGTATTAGTGTGGAACCACCCGACGGGGGAACCCCGGAATGTGCAACCGGGGTAAATTTTTTTGAAACTTCTATTGATGAAGAAGAACCAGTTGAAGAAACTCAACCGGAACCAGAACCTTTGACGGAGGAAGAAATGGCAGAAGACCTCACCAACCCTGATCCTGCAATCATTTCCTTGGCTGAATACAACCTGAACGCCTTGGCTCAAGACCAAATGCTATATACTTGGTATACGGCTGACCAGCTCATGGAAGATTCCGCTGGAAATGTCCTATGGGAAGAGGATTACGAGGATATTGTCCCTGAGGAGTTTATCGAACACGGTGTCGAGACTGGTAAAGACGTGATTTATTTCCGTAACCCGGATTATCACAGCCTCATCGAGCTACGATTCGACAAAACACCATACAAGGATAGTCCTTACGGTCAGATCAAACACATGATCTTGACCAACAACGATATCCCAATCGACGAAGACGGAGATTGTTATCGTGCTTGTTCGCTATAACGAAGAAACATATTTCCAATACCTCTGTGGATTGGTGAACTGGAAACCTTGCAAGAAGGTCTTGCGTCATCTTCACTCGGTGCCATTCATGGCTTATATTGGTCTCGACAGTAACCGAGCTTGGGACGGGAAAGAACTCCGTCGCAATTTCCGCAATGCCATTCGGGATTACGACCTCTCTGACGGAGAGCTTATGGCTGAACGATGTTCGATGTTGGAGATGCTTATTCCTCTGGCAAAACGGATGACGGGGTTTACTGAAAATTCCGTCCCAGATGATTTCATGTGGTTGATGCGAAATATGCATCTCGATGATATGACCGATAATACGTATGACGAGTCGTTTGTGCAGAAGCGCATCGACATCATTAACAATCGTACTTACGGGGCCTTCGGAGAGAACAGCCTATTTCCGCTCGACCGCACACCTGAGGGTTACGCGAAAAAATGGGATTCAGCAGAGCGTGAATTATGGGCTCAGCTGAATGAATGGGCGTGGCAACAGCACGGAGTTTTGTGGTGATATAAATGACTTCTTTGGACTTTATGCGTATTGCTACTAAGGAACAATCACCCCAGCAAGGCGGTGGGACAACCTTATATCCTTCGTTTGTTGTGCGTCCGTCAAAAGACCTTATGGTCAAAGGTAATTCGTTCTTTGCGATTTGGGATGAAGAGCGTGGGGTCTGGTCGACTGATAGTTATGACGTTCCTCGTCTGGTAGACGGGGTTCTGTACGCCGAAGCTGAAAAATACGATTCAGCAACGGTGAGTGGATTGCAGAGCTTCGACAACGGGCGATGGACGAAATTTCAACAGTATGTCAAGACACTAGGCGACAACTGGAAACAACTCGACGAACGGGTTATTTTCGCGGATCAGCCTATTTGCAAAGAAGACTATGCTACAAAGCGTTTGAGTTATTCATGCGCAGAAGGGAGTCATGACGCTTGGGATGAGCTGGTAAATACGTTATATCGTCCTAACGAGGTCGATAAAATCGAGTGGGCCATCGGAGCTGTTGTAGCCGGAGAAGCAAAAACAATCCAGAAGTTTTTTGCTTTCTACGGTAAACCAGGTAGTGGTAAGTCTACCATTATCGGGATCATCCAAGACATGTTCGAGGGATATTCTGGAGTATTCAACGCACGTGCCTTGGGAACAGCCTCCGCGCAATTCGCCTTGGAAGCATTCAAGTCGAACCCACTGATTGCTGTGGATCATGATGTTGATATGAACAACATCAACGACAACACAAAAATCAATGCTATTGTCTCGCATGAGCCGATGCTGGTGAACGAGAAACACAAATCCGCATATGCGATGAAGTTTAACTCGACACTCATCGTCGGTACCAACAACCCAATCCGTATTTCCGATGCTAAGTCAGGCCTTATTCGTCGTCTGATTGTGATTACATCCTCAGGCGACACTGTGGAAGCCTTGCGGTATCGGCATTTAATGGAGCAGGTGAAATTTGAGTATGGCGCAATCGCTTATCACTGCTTGCAGAAATTCAAGAAGATGACGCGCCATTACTACGACAACTACAAGCCTATTTCCATGATGTATATCACGAACCCCATCATGTCGTTTGTGAACGAGGTTCAAGATGAGTTCATCGAGGAGCAATACATCACATTGACGCAAGCTTACACCATGTATAAAGAGTGGTGTAAGGAAGTGGGAATTGAATATCCTGAACGGCGTCAAGTATTTCAGGCAGAGTTTCAAAACTATTTTGAGGAGTTCTACCCTCGTAAGCGGTTCGGTAATGGGCTGCGTCTCCGGTCGGTGTATAGTGGATTTAAGCCCGACATGCTACTCGAAGGTGAATTGGGTGCACCGGAAGGATACGAGGAAGAACCCGAAGAGACAGATTTGTGGAGCTGTCGGGAGTCTATTTTCGATTCTGAGTACGCTGGAATGCCGGCACAACTTGCCAATTCTGAGGGGACGCCCTCAAAGCGGTGGGTAGATGTCGACACGGTGCTAGGGACGATCAACACCTCAGAGCTACATTACGTCAAGGTCCCACAGAATCATATTGTGATCGACTTTGACTTGCGTGATGACAATGGAAATAAATCTTTGACCAGGAACCTCGAAGCTATCAAGACCTTCCCTCCGACATACGGAGAAGTGAGTAAGTCTGGCGCTGGTGTTCACCTTCATTATATTTATGATGGTGATGTGGATACACTAGCACCGCTATATTCCGAAGGTATTGAGGTAAAAGTATATAAGGGAAATTCGTCACTGAGACGGAAATTCACCGTCTGTAACGGTATGCCGATAGCTCATATTAGTGGCGGACTCCCTTTAAAGGAGACTAAGATGCTTTCGACGAAGCAAATCCAATCAGAGCGGGGGTTGCGTGAATTAATTGAGCGCAATCTTCGTAAAGAGATTCACCCGTCGACCAAATCAAGCGTTGATTTCATCAAGAAGATTTTGGACGATGCATATTCTTCTGGGTTAGTATATAACGTGGAAGACATGAAACCAGTCTTGCTAGGCTTTGCGGCAAAGAGCACTAACCATGCTTTATATTGCCTCAAGGAAGTCAAAACAATGCAGCTGAAGGGTAAGGACGCCCCGCAGCAACATATCGAGATCGAAGACAAACCCAAGAAGGGCCAGTTGGTATTTTTCGACGTTGAGGTGTATCCGAATCTTTTCGTTGTGTGTTATAAGCACGAGGGATCAAACGCGGTTATTCCGATGCTGAACCCGACGCCTAAAGAGATTGAAGGGTTGCTGAAGCACCAGCTCGTCGGTTTCAACAATCGTCGGTACGACAACCATATTTTGTATGCTCGACTCATGGGTTATTCCAACCAAGAGTTATTTGAGCTTTCAAGTCGTATCATCAACGATCGTGACCGCGACAGTATGTTCATCGAGGCGTACGGGCTGTCATACGCTGATATTTACGATTTCTCCAGCAAGAAGCAATCACTCAAGAAATTTGAGTTCGACCTTGGGATCAAACACATGGAAATGGAAATCCCTTGGGATAAGGAAGTCGGTGTAGGACTTTGGCCGAGGGTGATTGAATATTGTTCTAACGACGTCCGTGCAACCGAAGCAGTCTTCCATGATCGTAAGGCTGATTACGAAGCACGGTTATTATTGTCTGAATTGTCAGGGCTTCCTGTCAATGACGTCACTCGTAAACATGTCGCTAAGATCATTTTCGGCGACGAGAAGAATCCTCAAGACGAGTTCGTCTACACCGACTTGAGCGAGATGTTCCCCGGTTATTCTTATGATGCTGGGGTTTCAACATATCGTGGCGAGACCACAGGAGAGGGGGGTTATGTTTACGCCGAACCAGGCATTTATGATGACGTGGCATTGCTGGATGTGGCTTCGATGCACCCTACGTCGATCGAGGAATTAAACTTATTCGGTCCATACACAGAGGTGTTCAGCCAAATCAAGCAGGCACGTCTTGCGATTAAGCATGGGGACTTGGACGCGGCTCGGCAGATGCTAGGCGGTAAGTTGCGACCATTTTTGGAGGGTGGTAAGGACGAGCTCGACAACCTGTCATATTCACTGAAGATTATTATCAACAGCGTCTATGGCTTAACGTCAGCGAAATTCGATAACCCGTTCCGAGATATTCGCAACGTCGACAACATCGTCGCAAAACGTGGGGCGCTGTTTATGATCGACTTGAAGCATTTTGTGCAAGAACAGGGTTTCACAGTCGCGCATATTAAGACAGACTCCATCAAGATTCCCAACGCCACACCTGAGATTATTCAGGCTGTGACGGAGTTCGGTAAGAAATACGGCTATGAGTTCGAGCACGAAGACACGTACAAACGCATGTGTCTTGTGAACGATGCTGTATACGTCGCATATTCTACCGCAAAAGAAAAGTGGACCGCCACAGGAGCTCAGTTCCAGCATCCAGTCGTATTCAAGACGATGTTCTCTGGAGAACCAGTCACACTAGACGACTACAAGGAACAGCGCTCTGTCACTAAGGGTGTTATTTGGTTGGGTGATTCGCCTGAGATGGATAATTCTTGGTGGCATGTGGGGCGGACAGCAAGCCTTGTGCCGGTTATTCAGGGTGGTAAGAACGCATATCGTGTCACTACCGATGACGGATTCAAGGCGCATTCAGTCGCTGGGACTAAGGGATGGCTGTGGAAAGAGTCGTCAAAGGTCGAAAGCCTTGACGAAGTGGATACCACGTATGCCGACCATTTAGTCGAAGCGGCTATTGACCAGATCGAGCGGTTCGGAACATTTAAGGATTTCGTGACACTATGATCGGAGTATACCATAAGGTCACCCGTGAAAATCGCCGTATGCTAGCTTTGCGATATGGGTGGCCTTTTGGGTGCTCGTTAAACTCTCAGGGTATTGACGAGTACCATATCAACACACCAGACCGTCGTGCATATGTAGGCGAATATATTGTGCTCAGCGGCAAGACAGTCAAGGTATTGACTGAGACAGAGTTCAAGGCTTTAAAAGCCAAGAAAGGAAAACGACATGTTGCATAATGTCACGTTGAAGAACGTAAAACTTGTATTTCGTAATCTCGGCGGACGCCCCTCTCAATACAACGCAGCAGGGCGTCGCAATTTTGCCATTGTCTTAGACAAGGCGACTGCTACAGGGCTGATGGAAGACGGCTGGAACGTCAAGCGTTTTCGTCAGCGTGACGAAGATGTTGAACCTGATTGGTATCTCCCAGTCGAGGTTCGATACGGTCGTCGCAACCCCGTCATCGTTTTGCTGAAGTCCAATGGTCGTGTCGACCTTGATGAAGATACTGTTGATATCTTGGACTACTGCGATCTGGAATTTGCCGATGTGGTGGTCCGTCCTTACGAGTGGAATGTCAACGGCAAAAAAGGCGTCAAGGCATATTGCAAGACGTTATTTGCAACCCTTGACGAAGACGAGCTGGAGCGGAAGTATGCTTCAGTTCCTAAGGCTGATGATAATCGTGAAGACGAAGACCGTGATCCTTGGAACAGCAACCCGGTCCACACTGATATTGATGAGGAGGTGCCTTTCTGATGAAAGCTCCAATTCCTGAGGCATTTACGCCTAATGATGTTTGGTTCGATCTTCTCGACGGTGTGGTGTTATCTTGCGATACTGCGGCGGGGTTAGCCAAGTGGTTGGATGCTGAGTATTTCGAGCTGGAAGGCTTGCCATGCATTCTCATTCCGTCGCCCCGAGGGGATATTGTGGCTCGGTCGGGTGATATCGTTGCTAAAGACGCGAAGGGATTTGTGCGAGTGGTGCGTTTGCGTAAGAAGCTTCTGTCAGGAAGTCGGCCCACACCACTTGATGTATCCAATCGCGTTCGGTAGAGTATAGTATACAGCGTGGGATTCGTACAAAAAACAACGCTGTATATGGGAGATACCCACCTACTGAACAAGAAAGGTTCTGACCATGAACACCCAAACCGCTAACACCACTGTTACCGACGAGACCATCACCTATGCTGGCGTCGCAAAGCAGTTCGCTAAGGGCTTTGTCATTGGTGCTGTGCAAGTCACAGCAGCCTATGTACTAGCTATCGGCGCACTGACCATCGGCGCAACCTATGTTGAACGGCTATTCCGGTAAGTGGCAAATCGGATCAGTTCATACTGACCATTCCACAAAGGAATAATCCCTAGGATTAAGCCTCGGACCAAAAACCGGGGTTTAATTTTTTCTGAAATCTCGTACAAAAAACCACCCTCTATATGAGATACCCCTACGAGTTAAGAAAGGCTCACTGTCATGTCTGACAATCTCGCAAACATCGCTGACTCTAACAGCACTTCCCTCGAAGCCTATAATGGCGAGGAAACCGAATCCCAAACGACTTCAACATTGAAGAACGCTGGTAATCTGGCACTCTCTGCATTCGTTGCAGGGTGCGTTGGATACACCTCCGTGAAAATCTTTGAAGGAGCCTCGAAGAAGATTTGCAAATTCCTCAACAAAAAGGCAGACGACAAGGAAGCGTTCGACAAAGCAGTCGACGCGAAAGTAAACGAAATTGTTGCCAAACTCATGGCACAGCAAGAGCAATCTGCTGAACCCGAAGAACAACCTCGAGAACTAGAAGAAAAGGAGTAACACCCTAAACCTCGGTTTAAAAACCGAGGTTTAATTTTTCTCACTCGTACAAAAAACCATGCTATATATGAGAGATACAACCTACGAGTAAGAAAGGCTCATCATGCAATCTCAAACCAACACTCAATTCATCGACCAATTCTCTGAAGAAGAACTGGAACAAATGAAACGGGATGTAACACGGCATATTATCCGAACCTTCGGAATCTATGTTGGTGGACACATTCTGATCGCTGTTGCAGGACACTTCCTCAAGAAGCACTTCGGTGAGTAATCTGGTACAGATTCATACTGACCATTCCACAAAGGAATAATCCCTAGGATTAAACCTCGGCTTAAAAACCGAGGTTTAATTTTTTCTGAAATTTTGCCTGAGGCTCTCAAGCATTTCGAGGCATTGTCTGAAAACCGTGTCCTTCGCGGACGGCGTACTGACGCCATCGTAAAAATCCGTACATTCGTCAAAAAGGAGTTATCATGCCTGACAACGTCAACCATCCCAAACACTACACCCGATTCAAAGGTGTAGAAGTCATCGACATCACGGAGCAACTAAATTTCAACCGTGGTAATGTCGTGAAATACGTCACGCGAGCTGGTGCAAAAGCTGGTAGTGACGAAAAGGAGGACCTGCGCAAGGCCGAATGGTATTTACAGCGTGAAATCAAGCGTCTGGGCGGAAAACCGGCATCCAATCACCCCACCGAATTACGTCACACTGACAAAAAAGAAGTCTTGCACGGGGTTTCCAAGGATATTGAAAAGGTCATCCAAGCAAGTGATCTTCCCACGCACCTGAAAATGTCCATGAGTGAGGTTTTGCATGGTTTGAATTTCGCCTTGGGGTATCGGAAGAACCGGGATTTCCCCAAGCAATTAATGATTTTCCCGACTGGTACGGACGGGCGATATCAGGGTGTGGTAAATTTGATGGTTGAAGCGGCTGCTAAACCCGCAGACCGTAAGGAAATCGCCTTGACTGAAGCAAAAGGAGTTATCGAAGAGATGTTGCGAGAGGTTCAAAAGAAAGGAGACGATGATGAATAACAAATTCGCTGACGACATCCGCTATGTCTATCCAGAAAACGGTCCCAAAGAACTTGTGGTCATCACTGAAAATCTGGAAAAGCCTTGGGTTGCTGTGGACGAAGCTTTGGAGAAACTCGGTATTTCTCGGACGGATATCATCAGGACCGAGTATTCATATGTTCAAGACGAAGAGAAAGGACGGGTCATCGAATGTCGTATGACGTTAACGTAGACCGATGGAACGATGACTGGCAACCGCCACTTATCCAGAATATCATCCATCAGCAAGTTATTGAAGACCTTGCGAGGGCTGAGAAATGGGGTGTGCGTCGACAAGAGCAAATCGACCATACGGTCAAAGCGATAAATCTCCTTGAGGAGCGTCTTGGAGCACTCAAGTGTATGCAAAAACTTGACCGACTACGTGCAAAGGACGGGCGATGGCCATGAGCAACTACGACGATATCAAAGAACCTCGTGGTTTGAGGCCCGAGGAATTCTTGATTATTTCAGCATCATACGATTTGTGGAGCCAAGCTATGAAGAAAGTTCAACTGGCCACGATGAACATGACAGGAGACGACAATGAGTGAATACAAAAACATCATCGAGACCTTGGAAGCTGCTGCTGACGAAGAAAACTCTTTGGAAGAGAAATACATTTTCCTTCGGAGCGCATATTCTGAAGTCATGCGTGAGATGGATAAGGTTCGCCTAAAGCTCGACAAAGAACGTGTCGCGGCTATTAAGGACGAGAAAGAAAAGCGTCGGATGGGTCGATTGCTTCTGGGTGATCGTACTGACGAGGTTGGTGTGACGCATTTCAAAGTCATCGAAACTATGGCTGGAGATGCGGCAGTTTGTCAGTACGCTGCTGACCGATATATGATTTTGCAGAAGATCATGCATCAGGTTTCCGAGTTAGCCTCGATTCTGTAGTGTGAACAGCTATCCCTTTCGTACAAAACGGAAGGGATACTTTTTTTTTACTCCGATCCCCCGTTTGGGGGTATACGAAAGGATGATAAATGAGCATTGAGTTATTCCCACATCAAGCAAAAGCTGTGAAACTTATGAAAAATGGCACGATTCTTTGCGGAGGGGTGGGTTCCGGCAAGTCTTTTACGGCTTTGGAGTATTTTGTCAGGAATGAAAAGGGTCGTAAGCTGTATATTATCACGACAGCTAAGAAACGCGACAGCCTTGAATGGCGTAAGGATTGCAAGACGTATGGTGTTGAGGTGGAGAAGGTGGATTCTTGGAATAATATTGATAAGTACAAGAACGTGAAAGGGGCGTTTTTCATCTTTGATGAGCAGCGTGTCGTCGGTCGAGGGCTTTGGGCGAAGCGGTTTGTGAAGATTGCGAAGAATAATCATTGGATTATGCTGAGCGCTACGCCTGGGGATACTTGGAAGGATTATACCGCTGTATTTGTGGCTCGGGGCTTTGTGAAGACATTTACCGAGTTTGACCGCGAGTATTGCATTGTGACTCGGTGGGGTGGTTTTCCTAAAATTGAGGGCTACAGGCACGTTCAGCGGCTTGAGAAGTGGCGGGATGATGTTTTAGTCGACATGCCTTTTTCAAGGCGTACAACGCGCTGTGAGAGGCGAATTTGGTGCCATTTTGAGCTGTCTGTGTATCAGGAGGCTTTTAAGAAACGTGTGGTGCCTTGGACAGGGGAGCCTATGAAGAATGCTGCGCAGCTTGGGTATGTTTTGCGGAGGGTTTGTGGGACTGATAAGAGTCGTATTGACGAGTTTCAGAAGCTTTGGGAGAAGCATCCGCGGTTGATTTGTTTTTACAATTTTGATTACGAGTTGGAGATTTTGCGAGAGATTTGCAGTGGAGCTTTGAGTGAGTGGAACGGTCATAAACACGAACCGGTTCCTGAGGGAGATCGGTGGGTGTATGCAGTTCAGTATACTTCTGGGTCCGAAGGGTGGAATTGCATTGCGACAGACACGATTGTGTTTTGGTCAATGCCTTATTCTTATAAGAGTTTTGAGCAAGCAAAGGGTCGTATTGACCGACTGGATACTCCATTCGAGACTCTGAATTACTATATTCTTTGTAGTAACTCTTCTATCGAGAGTGCAATCTGGACCACTTTGAAGGAGAAGAAGAATTTCAACGAATGGGGGTTCTTGTCAGCACGTTTGAAGTACTTTGGAGAGGACCGCTTTAATTTTGAGAGGCCCAAAAATCCAGTTTTTGAAAGTGGGTCTTGACCTGGGGTTATGCCCGTTTTTGAAAAGGGCCAGTTTTCTGTGATAGTTTTGGGCCACCCCAAAAACATGCCTTGAGCTGGTCGTTTGACCCCCCTTGGCCCATTATTATATATATTATATATAAAAATATATAATAGTAGTAATGCGGCAATGGGGCCCCCATGTACCAGGGCTAATCAATTAAATCAAATAAAATTAAAAATTTTTGAGCCAATTTCGTTTTTTTTGGCCCACTCAGCTCAAAAACACCCTCTGACCAGGGTGTTTACCGCAAAACACCCCGGCCCGTTTTGGTCCACGCTTTTTTGGCTTATGGCAAAGTACCACTCTAGCATGGTGTTTAGTCGTTTGACTCAGCCCATCGGTCTGGAGCCATTTTAGCGGTATACGGACCAAAGCGGTCCGGGGCATGTTTTTGTTACCTAGATCACATTTCTGGGTGTGTATCGGATGTGATAGGGGTTCGAATTTTTTTTTATACCCTCTGACCTGGGCTTTTACAGAGCTCGTACAAAAAGTAATTTTCTGCAAGGCTCTGACCAGGGCATTCGTACAATTCGTACGAAAAACTAGGGTGTATATGGATAGAAGAGGCAATTTTTCTGTCCTTTAATTTTTACTGTACTTTCCCCTAGGAGGATTCCATGAAGGAAAGCACATACCAATCAGGATTGATAAAACGAATCAAGGCCCGGTTTCCAGAATGTATCATTCTGAAGAATGACTCGTCATACATTCAAGGCATTCCAGATCTCTTGATTCTTATTGGTAAGCGATGGTTCGCTCTTGAAGTGAAACGTGGACGCACGGCTTCACACCAACCGAACCAAGACTACTATATTGAGAGAATGCATGGAATGTCCTACGCCTCGTTCATTTATCCTGAGAACGAAAAGGATGTACTCAATGATATTCAACAAGCATGTGAATCTTGAACACGATCATGCATTTCTCAGCCCGAGTCAATGGCATTGGCTCAACTACGATGACGCAAGGTTTGATGATCGTTTTCGGACCAAGCAAGCCGCAGAAATGGGAACCCGTATTCACGAGTTTGCGGCTGAGGCAATACGCCTCGGTATCAAGCTCCCAAAGAACGGATCAACACTGTCGACATATGTGAACGACGGTATTGGTTTTGGAATGAACCCAGAACAAATCCTATACTATTCTGACAACTGTTTCGGTACCGCAGACACCGTATCCTTCAAAGCTAATAAGCTGAGGATTCACGATCTGAAGACTGGACGAGTTCCAGCTTCACACAATCAGCTACTTATCTACGCAGCGATATTCTGTTTAGAGTACAATTTTGACCCATCCACTATCAGGATTGAAACTCGCATTTACCAGTCTGACGATGTGCGGATAAAGCGTCCAACACCAGAAGAAATCACAAGTATTATGGCAAAGATTGTATACTTCGACGAGAGACTACAAAACTTGCGTAAACAGGATGGATAATTTCCATGGTGCACATTATTGACGACTCTGAATATTTGGCTCACGTTGGTAAACCACACGAGGGCTCCAAACCACATTCAGGTCGATATCCATGGGGCAGCGGTAAGGACCCTTCCGCCACCCCAAAGTCATTTCTTGACACTGTAGCAATCATGAAACGCGACGGGATGTCACAAACCGATATTGCAAAGCAACTCGGTTTTAAATCTTCTGTCGAGCTTCGTGACCATATTACTCTTGCTCGTCATGAACAGAAGATTCAAGAGGTAGCTGCCGTCAAGAAATATAAGGCCAAAGGATGGTCGAACACCGCTATCGGTGAGAAGCTAGGCATTTCTGAAGGCGCTGTACGTAAATACTTATTACCCACAGCACTTGCAAGACAGGAAGCACTTATTCAAAACAAGCAAGCCTTAAAAGAGCGCGTCGACAAGACAGGCTACCTTGACGTTGGGAAGGGTACTGAAGCACTCATGAAAATTAATGAGTCGCAGAAGAAAAAAGCCCTCCGTGCGTTGGAGCTCGAAGGCTACGTTATTTTGAATTTGCGTGAACGCTCTGCATCAACAGGGGAAGCGTCATTTACTACAGTCCTCGCAAAGCCTGGCACCACCAAGCAAGAAGCATATCGTCATCTCAAGGATCTGAGTTCATTTTCTGGTCCATTGAAAGACAAGGAGGGAGCGCCGTTAGGTATTGTCACTCCTTTAGCTATTGATCCAAAGCGTCTCCGTATTAACTACGGCGGCGAAGGCGGTGAGAAAGCTGATGGCGTTATTTATCTTCGTCCCGGTGTGCGAGACATTTCTATTGGCGAGAACGCATATGCTCAAATCCGTGCGCAAGTCGGAAAGGGCCATTACCTCAAAGGTATGGCGGTATATCGTGATGACTTGCCTGACGGAGTTGATTTAGTATTTAACACCAACAAGGATCGTTCGGTACCGGTCCTGGGAGACAAGAAGAGTGGTAGTATTTTGAAACCCCTTCGAGATGACCCGGACAATCCATTTGGTGCGACAATCAAATATCAACTCACTGAAGGCAGCGGACGAAACCGTCGTGCTATTTCTGCTATGAACATTGTGAACGACGAGTCGGATTGGGATAAATGGAGTCGAAACCTACCATCCCAATTCTTATCGAAACAACATGAGGCTACAGCAGAACGTCAGCTAAAAATAACACGGGATTCGATGGCTTCTGAGCTTGCTCAAATTAAGAGCCTGACAAATCCTATTGTGCGCGCTTCTTTATTAGAGAATTTCGCAGAAAATGCAGACAGTGCAGCTTCACATCTTAAAGCCGCAGCGCTACCGAGGCAGAAGACACATGTGTTACTTCCATTACCCTCGATAGATCCTACACGCATATATGCCCCGAACTACCGTCAAGGAGAACGAGTGGCGCTTGTACGATTTCCGCATGGCGGTACATTTGAGATTCCAGAGCTTATTGTCGACAACACAAATAAAGAAGGCCAAAAAATGATTGGTAAACGAGCTAAGGCTGCTGTGGGTATTCACCACTCAGTCGCGGAGCGTTTATCAGGGGCTGATTTTGACGGTGATACTGCCTTGGTTATTCCGACCCGAGGTGCACGCCTGAAAATAACGAACGCTCTTAATGGGCTTCGTAATTTCGACCCTCACACAGAATATAAATACCATGAAGGTATGCAAGTCTTACCCAAAGGCCGTGTAGGCACTGAGATGGGGATGATTTCTAACCTCATTACGGATATGTCTGTGAAGGGGGCCAACACGGATGAGCTAGCACGGGCTGTCCGCCATTCTATGGTTGTTATTGATGCTAACAAACACAAGCTCGATTATAAACAGTCATATGTGGATAATGATATTGCCTCACTCAAGGCTAAGTATCAGGGCGGTCCACGCAAGGGTGCCTCTACCATCATTTCTCGTGCCTCAGCAACGGTCCATATTCCAGAGCGTCGCTTGGCATATAAAACTGAAGGCGGGCACATTGACCCTAAGACAGGGAAGCTGCGTTATATTGATACAAACAAGACCCATGGTGTAAAGACCCGTACCGGTGAGTGGGAACAAGCGCCCAACCACCAGAAGGTCACTCGTATGAGTCTTGCTGATGACGCATATTCTCTTACATCAGACGCACCATCACCTATGGAGCGGATCTATGCACGCCATGCCAACGGACTCAAAGCTATGGCTAACGACGCACGTCTGGCGGCGTACCGTTCGGAACCGATTCCATATTCTGCTAACGCTAAGCGGGTGCATATTGATGCTGTGCGGTCTCTTGATGCTAAGCTGGCTTTGGCTAAGTCCAACGCTCCTCTAGAGCGTCAGGCCCAACGTATGGCAAATCTACAAGTGCGCGCTAAAGTAGAAGCCAATCCAGGGCTTGACAAGGATGATATTAAGAAGCTAAAGACACAAGCTCTTATTGGTGCACGCGCAGCAACAGGAGCTAGCAAGCATCGTATTCAGCCTACTGAGGAAGAGTGGAAAGCTATCCAAGCTGGCGCTATTTCTACTACGAAGCTGAAGGAGATCATGGCTCAAGGCGACATGGATCATATTCGTGAGCTCGCTATGCCAAAGGAACAGCGTGCACTACCACAGCGGCAGCAGACGGCTATCAAAAATATGCAATCGCGGGGATATTCTCAAGCGGCTATTGCTGAAGCCCTAGGTGTGTCTGTGTCTACGGTCAACAAGTATATTTGACATATTCTCTAGAAAGCTATATTTTCATGAGCCGTGAAGTATATTTGACAACGACCGATAACCCATACCATCCTGGTGACCAGTTTGCTGAGTGGTATAATTTTGATATTCAGCACGGCTATGACAGTATGGGATATTTAGATCGTGTGCTAAATACTACTGATTCGCTAGGACCTCATATTTTGGACGAGGATATTGAGCGAGCTATCGACGATATTGTACGTTATAATTTGTCGGGAGTTCACACAAAAATGATCGTCGAAAATAACAAACCCCCCCTATATATTTAAGGGGGGGAGGGGGTCTTCGCACAACATACCCCCCTACTC